TAACGCATTTGCTACGCTCCTCGATCGCCCCAGACTGCCGCAGGTCGCTGAGAATAGGGCGCTTGTCCGGTCGCTCTTCGCACTTGCGGTTGAGCTGCGAGAGAACGAGGAACGCAACGTTGTCGAGCTTCGCCGCGTCAGAGAACGCTGTCATGGCCTCCTCGAGAATCTCCGTCCTGTCCCATTGACCCTGTCTCCCACGCAGGAGCTGAATGTAATCTACGATGACGAGCTGCGTCTCGTTCTCTGCCTTCGAACGCCTGTACCGCCTGACGACGTCGTGCGCATTGATTGCGGCGGTGTCCTCAACCAGCCAGCCGGTCCTACCCCTGAGGTTCATCGTCGCGTGCTTAATTTTCTCGAGATCGCCGCGCTGAAAATCCACGGTGCGAATACGCTCTGCCCCGACGTTGCTGTTTCGACTCAGGGACCGGTCCGCGTACGAGCTCTCCGTGTCCTCGAGGCTGAACACGTGAACCCCAACCCCAGATCGCGTTAGGTTGTCCGCTATCGTCTGCGAGAGAGCCGACTTCCCCATCCCCGGGCGAGCGGCGGCCGTCGTCACAATTCCGCGCTGAATTCCGCCGAGGAGTCTGTCTAGCGCGGGAATTCGCGTCAACAGTCCGGTCGCCATCTCCTGGCCCGCCATCTTCGCGTCAGCAATCTCGGCCAGCTCGCCAAAGCGCTTGGTGACAATCTCGCCAATCTTCCGTCCTGCCCCGGACCTGCTGACCTCAATCGATGATATGCGTTCGAGGGCAAAGCTCAGTAGGTCCTCGCCGCCGAGGCCGTCGCCGCGACCCTTCATGACCTCGCCGACTGCCTCCATGACCCGAACGGTGATCCTGTGGGAGCTTATAACCTCGGCGTACTGTAACGCGCTGTGCGGGGAGACTGCGTTTGCCGCAGCTTCGGCCAGGCTCACCGCTTTCGCCTTGCCTCGGGCCTCCAGTACAGCCTCAACGGTCACTGGGTCGACCAGCGAGCCAGCGGCCCGCAACTCCAAGATGACCCCCCACACTAAACCCCAGCCCGGATGGGCGAAGGTTCCCGCGTCAAGGTCAACTATGTCGAGCACTTCGGGCCAAACCAGCGCCGAGCCGACGATCGATCGCTCCGCGTCGAGCACCGATGCGGGTATCATGTAACTCATTCTGGCTCTGGTCCTATCCCCAGCCACTGGCCTCGGCTGGTGTTTTGGGTTGGTGCGGCTGCGTGCTTTACCACGCCCCGGTCCGGAGTCGGTAGTTCATCGTCGAGCCATCGTTGCTGGTTCACGAACGTTGAGAACTGTGGGCAGAATTTGAGCTGTGCCGCCGTTGAGCCGTCCCACAGCTTCGCCATTTTCTCGATTGCTCCCAGCAGTGCGGCGTATTCCGCCTTTGTCCTGACGGTCGCCCTGAGTTTCTTGAGACCTCCCGCCTTGCCCTGCTTCCGTGGGTACAGCGAATAGACCGCGTCGAAGTCTAACGCCGTCGCCTTTGGCGACGACACCCCGTGACTTGCTGTGACTTGCTGTGACGCCTCGTGACCGTTCGTGACTTGCGCGAGTGACGGAGAGTCTTGTGTCAGGTGTCTGGTGTCTGGAGTCAGGAGTGACACTTTGTGACTCGGCGTGACGGCTCGTGACACGGCGTGACGACTCGTGACATCCACACCGTCTAACGCAGCGAGAACACAGCGGCGTTCTCGGCTCTCCCGCTGTCGAGCCTTGTCAGATCGCGGCGTCGTGTTGGCCCTGAGGTGGTTCGGGATGAAGAAATAGCTGTCGTGCTCTGTCATCATTTTCTGCTTGAGAATCGCCTCAAGGCCTGTCGCTGTCACGTCGGCTGGCATACGAATCAACTCGTGCAGGGTGTTGCGGGTCGCGGAGACGACCCCGCTCATATCTGCACGCCGAATGATGGGCCACCAGATCGCCCGGCCCTGCCACCCGATCTCGAGAATGTCGTTCGTGTCGCGGGTATAGGCCCTGACGTAGTGCTCATTAGCCCAATCCATCCGACTAGATCTCCGTCTTCGGTGGCGGTCCATGGAAATAGGCGGGCGGTCCAAACCCGAGCACCTCGGCCAGCTTCTCGATGTCGCGCTGTAGGGGCTCCTGTCCGAAGACCAGGCGCCTCGTGCGCGCATATCCCCAGCCCGTCTTTGCGGCCAACTCGTCGAACGTGAGGCCGCTCCAATAGAACCAGTCCGCCATCAGGCAGTTTTCTTCACTCATGGGCTCAACATTACGCTCTGCTTTCGGTCTGTGTCAATGGTGGCTGCGATTGACATATCGTGCCGAACGGTGTTAGCGTCTGAGTCGGAGGTGGTTCATGGGACTAACACAGGAGCAGATCGCCGATCGAAGGCGCGGAATCACGGCGACCGACGTCGCCGCGATTGCAGGCGTTCATCCGTACCGATCGGCAATCGACGTATATTTCGAAAAGCACGGCAGGTCGGCGCCGTTCGATGGCAACCAGAGGACGGAGCGCGGGAACGACCTCGAGCCGTTGATTCGCAGGGGCTACGAAAAGCGCCACGGGGTCTTCATCGACGTCCCCGGAACGCTCACCCACCCCGACTTCGAGACGCACAAGGCAACGCCTGACGGACTCGTATTCCTATCCAAACCGCCTGCGGTTTATCGAACCTCGGACGCAGAGCGAGGGCATGAAATAAAAACCCACACGTTCTTCCTGCGCGGGGGATACGGGGCGGCGGGCTCGGACGAGGTCCCGGCGTATGAGTTCATCCAGTGCGCGTGGAATATGCACGTCGCCGAGCTCGACGTGTGGGATCTCACCGCGTGCATTGATCTCGTCGACACCGATTATCGACTACACAGAGACCTGGACTTCGAGGCCGGCCTCATGGAAATCGCCGATCGGTTCTGGACCGACAGCGTTGTCGGCGGAGCAATGCCGAGCCCTGACGGGTCCAGCTCCTACTCGGAGTGGCTCAAGCGCGAGTTCCCCGAGAGCATGGGCGGCTCGATTGAGATCGATTCAAGTCACCCCGTCTTCGCGTCGATCTCCGGTCTGCGAGACGTTCGTTCGAAGCTCAAGCGCGAAACCAAGACAAAGGAGCGACTCGAGCAGGAAATCAAGGTGCTACTAGGAGACGCGGAGATACTCGAGTTCCCGGCGCTAGAGCCGGGCGCCGAGCGCGAGCGAATCAAATGGAAGGCCGGCAAGGCGCGCGTTACGACTGATTGGAAGTCTGCCTTCGCAGAGATGGCAAGCCTGTATTGCCTGGTGTGTGATACGCACCCGGACGCCGAGTTCGAGACGCCCGAGAGCGTATCCAGTCGCCACACGAAAACCGGGCCACGGGCGAGGCCCTTAATCGTCCCATCGTGGGACACAAACGGAGATGGAAAATGAACGACAGTAACGGAGCCAGGGGCGCAATTGTTCGCCGAGAAGAGTTCGCCGGCGCGATCGAAGTGCAGCACACGGACACGACGAATGGCGCGCTCGCCGCGCAAGCTAAGGCATCGGTTGAGGCGAGGTGGATCGTCGCGATGCGACAGCCCAGGAACCTTGACATGGTCCGGGCGAACTTTCTGAAAGAGTGCAAGCGGCCGGCGTTTGCCGCCGTCGCGATGTATCTCCTAGAATTCGGCGGAACTCAAATTGAGGGCCCGTCCATCCGGTTCACAGAGGCCGCGATGCAGGCGCTTGGCAATATCGATGCGGTCGCCATACCCGTGTATGACGACAACACGAAGCGCATTGTCGAGGTCGCGGTCACCGACTACGAGAGGAACATTAGCTACCGAACACAGATCACGGTTGTTAAGACGGTTGAGCGTCGGTTTCTCAAGAAGAACCAGCAACCACTGGCCACACGAACGAACTCATACGGAGACCTTTTGTATGTTGTCGAGGCGTCTGACACGGAGTTGGCCGCGAAAGAGGGCGCGCTCATCTCAAAGGCCATGCGAACCAATGCACTCCGGCTGATCCCGGGATGGATGCAAGAGGAGGGCATGCGAGTCGTTCGCGATACGCTGGCCGACAGCGACGCAAAGGACCCGGATGCGGCGAGGCGGACGCTGCTCGATGCGTTCACGTCCCTCAACGTCAGCCCGGAAGACCTGACCGATTACCTAGGTCACGACGTCGGCAAGGTGACCCCGGCCGAACTCACCGAGCTGCGGAAGCTGTACACCGCGCTGACGGACGGAAGGCTTACATGGGTAAACGTCATGGAGGAGCGCCGAGCGATGCGCGGAGAGGTCGACGACATCGCCCCCCCGCGAGCCACAGGAGCGGCAAGGGCCAGGGCGGCGGTTGCGAATGCCCAGGCGCCCGCACCGCCCGCACCGGCCGAGGCGCCAAGGCCCGATCCGACTGACGCCAAGCCCGCGCCGAAGGGGCCTAGCCGCTCAAAGAGCGCCAAGGCAAAAAGGCAGTCAGAGATTGATGGACTTGTGCTCGACACCGAGAGATCGAGGAAGGCCGCCTATAACTACATTCAGTACGGAGACCCGGCGAACAGGGTGATCGCTATCGGCGACGGAGCGAACGAAGAGCAGGCATCGACGCAGATAGACCTGCTGACCCGCGAAGTTCCGCCACCGCCCGAAGATGACGACGTTCCGGACTTCTTGGCGTGACCGATCCCGTGGCGTTTTGGTGGCAAAGGAGCCAATAGAAATGCGCATCTGTGATGTTGATAGAGAGCTGTTGGGGTACAAACCAGAGATGAAGAAACCCGAAGACGACGCCATCCCGAACCTGTCGCGAATCGAGGCGTCCGGGATTAGCGACGAGGACATCATCCGCCTTGCGCTCTCCGACTTCGAGCACCGAGTGAGAACCGCAATGTGCTGGGGGCGCACCGAATTTGAGGCGCTTGAGCTCGTTCGGGCGGCGTTCACGCAATGGGGGCTCACGAAGAAGCTCACCGGTGGCATGGCATGACGAAGGAATATATTGGCGACGGAGCCTTTGCCGAATTCGATGGGTTTGGCGTCATGATATCGGCGCCAAGAGGAATGGATGAGCACTGGGTGTACCTCGAGCCAAAGGTAATAATCGCCCTACTGCGAAAGCTGGCAAAACACTACGACCCCGCACAGCTGGCCTCGGCGGTATTGCCGGGGGCGGGGGAGTAAAAATGAATGTCTGGAAAAGCGAGTGCGGCGCTATGGAGCTTCGCCTGGGTGACTATCGCGAGGTGTTGTGCGACGTGACGGCAGTCGACTGCGTACTAACAGACCCACCATTCTCCGCCAAAACTCACGCAGGCCATGACGCCGGCGCTGGCATTGCCAACAAGATGAACCGCCCGACGTCAGGCCCCGCCGAAGGGTTTGGGGCCCGCTCCGAGCTGAGCTATGCATCGTGGAGCCACACGGAGATTGCACGCCTCGCGGCGTTCTTTTCCACGCGCTGCGCGGGCTGGATGGTTGCACTCTCGGACAGCATCCTGTGCGCCGACTACCGGGCGCAGTTTGAGCTGGTTGGGCTTACCGGCTTTCACCCCCTGCCATGCGTGATTCCCGGCATGACTGTCCGCATGGCGGGAGACGGTCCGTCAAGCTGGGCTGTCTACGCTAACGTTGCTCGACCGAAAGCCCTGCACAAATGGGGCACACTGCCAGGGGCCTATATATGCAAGCCTGGGGAGCGAGGATATATTGGCGGAAAGCCGCTCGAGCTAATGAGGGCCCTTGTGAGGGACTACAGTCAGCCCGACGATCTAGTCTGTGACCCCTGTGCAGGATCCGGAACAACATTACTCGCAGCAGCCCAACTCGGACGCCGCGCCATTGGTGCGGAGGTTGACGGGGACGCATTTGATCGCGCCATACTCAGACTCAGCCAGCCGTACACCGTCGACCTCTTCGTACCCCGCGAAACGCGGTCGCCGGAGCAGCTCGGCCTTGACCTTTTCGCAGATGAATCAATGGGCGAGGTTTAGTCAATGCGATCGCGTGTCAGGCATAAGCCCATGGTTCCTTGTGTTCCTCGCGGGCTTCGTCGTCCTGGCCTTTGCCGCGCTGTAGAGCCATGAGCAGTTTCAAACCGTGCAAGGGCTGTGATATTCGGCTCGCCGTTCACGTCGATGGACAGTTCTGCTATTCGTGTCGGCGTCGGCTGCGAATACCGACAGGAAAGATCGACTACGAGGTTCGCGCGAGAAAGCAGCGCATCATTACGGAGAACCGCCTCGCCATCGAGAGGGCTGGCGGCTTTTCGTGGCGCGGCAAGTATCGCCAGAACAAGCCGGGCGGGTGAGCGTTCAAATGACGGACAGACGAATAAAGGAGTTAATGATGCAGACCTCAGGGAGCGATGGGCGGGCCGTTTTAGACGACGAGGCTCGACGCATTGCGCGCGACGGTGCAGCCGGCGACCCGGTGAATGGGCCGAGCCACTACAATCAGCACGCAATGGAGTGCATTGAAGCGATTGAGGTCATGCTCACCGCCGAGCAATTCCGGGGGTTCTGCCTGGGTAATGAGATCAAATATCGGTGGCGAGCTGGAGACAAGGGAGATGCGAGCGAGGACCTAGATAAGGCTGACTGGTATCACTACCGACTGAGCGCGTTCGACAGCCGACGGAGAATAGCCGATGGCGAAGTTTAGAAAGAAGCCTGTGGTCATTGAGGCCGTCCAGCTTCGATGGGCCAACTGGCAAGAGCTATGCGAGTTCCTGGGAGATATCATCTCCGAGGAGAACCCAGGACGGAATGTCTCAACCTACTCGGACGCTTGCGGTGAGCAGGCTCCCTTCATCGAGTTGACCATTCCGACCCTCGAGGGTGAGCACGTTGCCAAACACGGCGACTGGATCATCAAGGGCGTCCAGGGAGAGTTCTATCCCTGTAAGCCAGACATCTTCGAGGCCACCTACGAGTTGGTGTCGCTGGAAGACCTATGAAGGTCACCTTCGTTTGGCTCGATGGGACGCGATGGGAAGAGGACAAGCTACTGGAAGAGAGGGGGGGATTGCGATGGGCGCTAAGGCACTAGGAAAGAGACGAGTCAAGCCGGAGTATCGTGTCGGGGTCGGTAGCATCGGGGATGCCCGAGGGCTCTCATGGGGCCGTCCTCCGGTCTACTGTAGGCTGTGTGACATGACGTTCCTCCCGCCCGTCCGGAGGGGGAACGGGAAGCGTCAGAGGCTGTGCAGTCACCTGCGCGCAAACTTCGATGTTGATTTCTCGCCGTGCGATTGCCCGCCGATGCACCTCTTTCAGGGCGTTGATTGCCGCGTCGTCCTTCAGGTCAGCGACACGGGCTGTGCGGCAGCGAGCCACGTCTACGAGTGCATCGATTGCGGCGTGCGCTGGGAGCATGCGAACGGGTTTCCACCGTCTGAGTCGATTGTGCGACTTATCGTGGAGGGGCGAGCGTCATGGTAGACGGACACCTGCCCGACTGCTACCACCGGTGGCGCGAGCGGCGGGAAGCCAGGGCGGCGCTGTGGCGCAGGGTTGCGGCATGGATTGCGGGCGCGTCCCTGGCGGTGACGTGGATCGTGATATGGGAGATACACAGATGAGCGGATCATGGTGCCCGCAGTGCGGGCCGAGCGTGAAATGCGACGAGGACGGGTGCTGCGCGCATTGTGGGGCGACTGCGACGGGGGACGGTGCAGATGCGGCACTCGCGGCCACGCGCGCAGACCTCGAAACTGATGACTGTACCAGATGCAATAAATCAGTTTTTGTTAGGCCCGGCTCCGAGCGACCAGAGGGATGGCTATGCTGGCCGTGCGTGATGCTATATCGCGATGAGGTCGAGCGGCTCAGGGATGCGTTGGAGGGATCGCTGCGCTCGAGCCGGAGTGCAAGAAATGAAAAGTGACAAACCAAATCCATGTGTGTGCGAGAACCCAGAGAACGCTCTCTACTGCGGAAATGTCTGTGCAGAGTGCGACAAGGGCAGCGACGAGCAACACGGGGACTTTGCGCTGGCGCTCATTGAGTCCCGGGCGGAGGTCAAGCGGCTTAGGGACGAGCTCGGACGGGTCAGAATCCGGGTCGCGGCGGAGGAGATGCTGAATGCGTTGGAGGGATCGCCGCGCTGGACGCCCAAGGCGAGGGGTGGCGACGAATGAAATACCAAGAAGACCCGAACGATCCGGTCGAGCTGGCATATAAGCGCCTATACACAGAAGCGAACGCGCGCGACGTTGATAGGGTGCGGGCCGAGGAGTGGGAGCGCGGCGGCGCGGCTCAAGGGCGGGCGCTCCAACGCGCTCGATCCGAGTCAGACGCACTGCGAGCGGCCCTCACCGATGCGTTAAGCCTTGTCGACCTGCAATCGAACTTACTTGTCGCGTATCGCATGGTGCGACGTCCGAGCGATGCGACGATCCGAGGCATGGCGAAACTGCGGGACAAGATGCCGGCCGCGCGAAAACTGCTGGCGGGGGATGCGCTCGCCTACGAGCGGGCCGAAGTTGAGAAGCTGAGGGATGCGCTGGAGCGGTTGACCGAGGGCATGACCGATCACCCGCAATGGTACGATGGCCCGTGTCGGTGCCACGAGTGCATGTCCTACGGCGCAAGCGACGGTGAGCCATGAGTTTGGCCGCGTGGCTCAGTCTTGCAGCCGTCTCATGGCCGCTGGTGCTCCTGATACACGAGCACTCTCACGCGATCATGGCGAGGCGCGCGGGATGGATCGTCGATCACGTCCGAGTATGGCCGCATCGCAAGGGACGCTACGATCGCGACCTTCGGCGCTGGGTTTTCGATGGGCCGTGGGTTATCGGGCACACGTATCACCACGCGACACCCGACACCGATCACGAGGACCGGCGACACGCGTGGGCGCCCTACCCGCCACAGATCGCCGTGGTACTAGCGTGCGGGTTGCTTGGCTGGCTTGTGTGGTGGCCGCTGGCGGCGCTCGGCGCAGGGTGTCT